GGTGAACTCCGGATAAAGGGGACTGCGCAGCTGCGTGATCGGGATCAGGGGATGGTCAGTCGGATCAGGCTGCGTTGCGTGGGATGATGCCGAGCGCTGTCAGTTGCGCGTGCTTGGCAGCTGTCTTGGCAGCGTCATCGACACTGGCATCGAACGCGAGCGCAGCCTTCGATACGACGGCGGGGCCGCGCAGGACGACGATGCCAGGCGCATCAGCCGCTGTTGCATCCACGGCGTAGAGCAGGACAGCGGCCGCGTTTTGCGCACCGTCAGTACCTGTGGCGGTGCTAAGCTTCATCTTGCCGCTGGCGGTGATCCGGCCAAGGACGGCACCGACCGGATAGTTGGTCCCGGCCAGAAGTGTGACGGTCTCACGGGTGAAGTTGGGATTCAGCTCGTATTTGAGGACATCGCCCATGGTGGGCGGTTGGGTCAGCACGGACATGGGGCATCTCCGAAAGATTGGGTGTCAAAAAGAAATCCCCCGCCGGGGAGGAGCGGCGGGGGATCAGGTGGGCGGTCAGCTGTCTGGGGGCTGGCGTTCAGCCCCGGCTGCCCGCCGAGGCAGCCTTCTTCGCGGCGGCCACAATCGGGCTTTCAGCGTATTTGGGGAGAGCGGGCGAGGGTGGCGCCGCAACGATGTCACGCGCGTCCGCCGCTGCCGCAGCGCGCTGCAGGACGAGTTTGCGTAAGGTTTCGGGGGCGGTGCCTTCGCGCAGCGCCTTAGCGGCATCAATCGCGATGCCGAGCCGGCCTGCTTGCGCTGCGATCTCGGCGATCTCCGCCGCCGACTCGCGCATCTGCGCTGACAGCTCTGCCAGATTGTTGGGTGCAGGGGCGGCAGCCACCGGTGACTGAGACGCAGCGGGCTGCGCATCATTGGCCCCCGTTTCATCGTCTCCGACGTCCATCACTGTGGTCTCAGAGTCCTGCGGGCTGTTTTCAGGGTCGTTCTGGGTGGCCATGACTGCCTCCTGTCTGGGGTTTGGGAGAGACGCGCGCAGTCTGCGCGCCGGTGAGAAGGTTGAAGTTTGCGACACAGACTGCCGAAAGGCCGCGAAGCCTTGGGCAATGTCGATGACCTCGTCAGCGAGGCCGGCCGCAACAGCATCTGCACCGCGATAGGTCGCAGCCTCGGTCGCCAGCGCCGCTTCCTCGCTTAAACGCCCAGCGCGGCCGGCAGCCACGGTTTCCGCGAAGAGGAACCTCAGGACATCAATCTCGCGCTGGACGTCATCGCGGACCGCTTCAGGGAGCGGCTCATAGGGATTGCCGTCGATCTTATGCTGACCCGAGTGGATCAGCGTCACACGCACGCCGTCCTGATCGAGCTGCCCGCTGAGATCGGCATGCATGACTACAACCCCGATGCTGCCCACGGAACCGGTGCGCGGCAGGAGGATGCGGTCTGCCTGAGAGGCCAGCGCATATCCCGCGGAGAAGGCGTGCTCGGCGACGAAGGCCCAGACGGGCTTGGTCGCCCGGACGGCACGGACCTGATCTGCCAGGTCAAAGACGCCCGCCACTTCGCCGCCAAAACTGTCGATTTCTAAGGCAAGCCCACGGACGTTCGGATCCCTGGCTGCGGCTTCGATCTGCGCTGCGATCCCTTCGTAGCTGGTCTGGCCTGAGGATTGGCCGATCCAGCTGCCCCGATGGATCAGCACGCCCGAGATCTCGATGACGGCGAGCCCGTCGATGATCGGGTAGGGCGCCTCTCCATTGTGCTGGATGCGTTCCGCCAGGTTTCCGGCGAGAATGCTGGCACGAGCGGGCAGGACGGAGGTGCCATTTGGGGCGTCTTGGCTGTCCAGCATATCGACGCGCCGCCCCAGGATGCGCGGCCCTAGGCCGGACAGGAACGCCATGGCCTTGGAGGGTTCGACCAGCAGCGGCGTGTTGAAGGCGCGCGCGGCAATCCGTGCATGGAGCATCAGGGCTGGTCCTCGTCTGTGCGCGGGCGGTCTTCCGCGTCATCGGTTTCATCTTCCGTGTCCGCTTGCTCTTCTTGGGCCGCTACTGCCTGCACGCCTTGTGCGGGCGATCCTGGACGGCGGAAGTCGAGGACCAGCGCACGTTCGCGTTCCCGCTCGGCCGCAATCTCCCGATCTACCTGTTCGGCGTCATAGCCTCGCTCGGCGATAGCCTGAGTGCGAGATTTCAGGCCCGCCTCGATCTGAGCGATTTCGGCATTGGCGTCTTTCAGCGGATCGACCCAGTCCCATTTCGTGGGGAGCCAGTCAGCAGCCAGCATGCGCGGACGCTCGGCCTCGTAACCGGGCAGGGGCAGCGCGCCAGAAAGTACGGCCAGATCCAGCCAGCGCGCGTAGACCGGGCGGCAGAGTTGGTAGACCATCACCGAATGCTGCCAAGCCGAGACGCGGCGGCGGAATTCGATCAGCGCGAGCCGCGAGTTCGAGAAGTTCCCTTTCACCATGTCATTGGCGAGATAGGGGTAGGGGATGCCCAGCGCTGCCGAGATCTGCAGGAGCGTTCTGTACTGGAACGGCTCATAGGTTGCCCCGCTATCGGCGGGCTGGCCCACGGTCACATCCTCGCCCGGATCCAGCCGGACGATCTGGCCCGGGCTGATTTCCACTCCGGCCGGAACCTCATCATCGTCCAAGGGTGCCAGCGGGTTTTCCGGGGCGGGCGAGGTCACGAACATCGCATACATCGCCGCGACCTTCTTCCGGTCGAGTTCGGCGTCGTCGTACTGATCCAGGAGGAAGAGCTTCACGATGGCCGGTGCCAGTTTTGATACGCCGCGAAGCTGGCCACCTTCGACCGGGTCGATGACGTGAATCACCTCACTGGCGGGAACGCGGACAATCTCCCCCGAGAGACCCGGATCCGTGCTGTCGCCCGGATGGCGGCGGAAGAAGTGATAGGCGACACGCCGTCCGATCCGGTCGAACTCGATCCCCTGGCGGATGACATTACCGTTGCGCGCCACACCGGTCTCGTGGAGCGGCAGCATTTCCGAAGGCAGCATCTGCAGTTGGAGCGGCACAGTCAGCCCATCCTCCACCCGCCGCGGCCGGATCCTTACGAACACTTCACCTGCGAGAAACACTTCGCGCGCCGCCCGGCGCTGCAACCCGTAGAAGTCGGTCAGCCCCTCGGCATCGGCCTCATCCGTCCAGGCGAGCCAAAGCCGCTGCAGCTCTTCCTTGCGTGCAGCGTCCGCGATCTTCGAGATCGGTTTGATCCCGTCGCCCACGGTGTTGGCAGCCCAGCTTTCCACCGCATTCACGGCATAGCCGTTGTTGCGCACGAGCCAGCGCGCGCGGGCGGTGATGTCAGGCCCCGATGCTGCAATCAACGCGTTGACATGGGCACGTGTCGCCTGGAACCCGCGCAGCCGGCGGTGTTGCTGTCCCGCGTCAAACCCGCCGATAAACGCCCCAAGGCGCTGCCGCCAGTTCATCACAGATCCTTCACGGCGAATGGGCGGAGCACACGCCCAGCGCCGCGCTCGAGTTTGGCGATGCGCCGTTCGACATCGCCTATGGCCGCGGCAAGCTCGGTGTCGGTCCCGTAATTCACGGTCTTGCCGTCATAGCTGACCGAGCGCGTGCCGCTGTAGCGCGCGGCCAACAGTGCGCTGTGGCGGAGTTTCAACTCGTCGAGGGTCATTGGTCATTCCATGTATTTTGGCGTGCTGATCTGCCAGCCACGCCGCCGAGGGGCAGTGATGCGCCCGGCCTCAGGCGCTGTCGGTTTCTCTGGCTCGGCGGTTTGCGCGATGGCTGCTTTCTCGACACCCGCCTGCTTTTCGAGCTGCCGCCACATCCGTTCATCAAAACGATCGGCACCAAGGATCCAGGCCGCGGCACGCGCATAGACCCGGGCATCCAGCGCCTCGTTCCGCTCGCGCATCTTTTGCCATTCCTGGCGGGTGTAGCCGCGTCGGTCGCGGATGGTGACCAGCTGCTCGGCCACCAGCTGCTTCAGCCATTCGCTGTCTGCCCAATCGGGCAGGTGAATCGTGCCAGCCGGGTTGGGCACGCCCAGCACGCGATCCTCATCCGATAGCCGGTCGATTCTAAGATACCGATAGGTCTCGGCTTTGAAGGTGGCTGTGGCCACCGTCCAGAGCCGGGCCCCGCGCTTGAGCTTGCGCCCATTCACCGTCGCATCGACGAAGGTCGGGCCCGAGACAGGCGTGGCCCGGTTGAACCCCTCCAAGCCTTTCACAGGTGCCACCTGCGCAATGCCCTGCGCCCGCGCCCAGGCGTAGACTGCAGAGGTCTCATAGCCTGTATCGATGGCCAGTTTGGCCAGCGGCATCACGGCGCCGTTTTCATGCGCCCAGGTCTGTCCGAGCAACGCGGTCAGCGCCCGCCAGCAGGCAGGGTCCCCCGGCCCGCCCGGGATGACGATGTGATCGACCAGCCAGCTTTCCAAGCCCCGGCCCCAGGCCCAGACGTCGACCTCGATCCGGTCCTTCTGCACATCGGCCCCTGCGGTTAGGAACAACCCACCCATCGGAATTTGCGCCGCATAGTCCTCACGCCGATCGGCCAGCCGCTGCCATTCCGGCGCGTCGCCACTTTCGACCCAGGTCTCGCCGAGAAGCGTGTTGCGCGCCGCGCGCAGCATCTCGTCCGAACCCTGGGCTGCCAGCCAGTCCCGCGCGATCTGCTCCCAGCTTTTCCAGCCAATCGGCGAATAGAGCGCCGAGAGGTGAAACCCTATCCCGTTCGGATCCGTGCTGACTGCCGTTGCCCGCCATTCACCACGCTCAAGCATCTCTGTCTTATGATGCTCGGCGATCAGGCGCTCGCAGCCCTCGCAGGCGTAGGCCGCAGTTTCCGGTCGTCCCTTATCCCAGCGTAGGCGCTCGAACTGCAGCCACTGCATATGGCCGCAATGCGGGCAGGGAACAAAATACCGCCGCTGATCGCTGGCCTCGAATTCTCGCTCGATCCGCGAGAGCCCTCGGATCGTCGGCGTCGAGACCATGAAGACTTTGCGCCGATGCGCGAAGGTGGTGGTGCGCGCCTCTGCCAGAGTGACCGGATCGCCTTCCTCGTCGGCTGAGGCCGGATAAGCGTCGACCTCATCAAGGAACACATAGCGCGCCGGCATCGAGCGCAGGCCCGTCGCCGAATTTGCCCCCGTCAGCACCAGAATGCCGCCTGGGAATTCCTTCGACAGCATCGAATTGCCCGCATCGCGAGAGCGCGCCGGCTGCACGCGTTGCTTCAGCGCTGGGCTATCCTCAATCAGCGGATCAATCCGCCCGCGCGAAGTGCGCTTGGCCATCTCGACCGTGGGCAGCACCGCCAGCATGGGGCCGGGCGCGTGATGGATCACGAAGCCGATCCAGTTGTTGCCCGCCTCCGTGGCTC